AACGTGGATAGTCCCCTCGGTACCGCGATATGTACCGCCGAGGACGCCGTCCCAATTATCAAAAAGCACTTCTCCGTCGCTATGACGAATCTTAATCGCGCGGGTCTGGGAACTCCCGTATTTGGCCCACCAGCCAAAAACTAAAAAAAGTGCTGCGAGTTCACGGTCTATTGTGCCCGTATCTAGTAATTGTGATNGCCCNGGACACCCGCCGCCGACTCCCGGGGGCCCATTGTCATTACCGAGAAAGACCCGTATAAGGGGCCTATCGTCGTGACCCAGCTGTTTCCCGGCGGTCCACCGGCCGGCCTGAGTTTCCAGGTGCGCGTCGTTGGCCCGGTCGGCCCAGGTGGGCTCGTCGCTGAGAACGAACTCGTACCGCGGAAACTTCAGGTGCCCCCACCAAGTTTTGCTGTAGTTATTGGGGTTTGGAACATATATCAGCGGGTGGTCCTTTCCCCTACACCGGCCGGCGTAGAGTTGTGGCGTACCGAATCCCCAATACTTTAAATCCTCCCATATCCCCGTCTTCGCGAGATCGACGACGGCGTTGCCATAATCGGTAATAGTGCTGACATTATAGGCGGCAGTTGGAATTATATTTTTTTGGCTCGCCTTAACATCCGCGACACTGCCGAAGCCATACCAATTATGATTATATTCTGATCCAAATTGAAGGCCATCGGTGCTCATGGCTTCTCCGATCGCGTATTTGACGGCGCGCCAGAAGCGCCAAGCTTCAAACCACTCAGCCGGCCATTTGGGCCGTGGCCACTGCGTCCAATGACTAAATTGCGACATCATCGCTTCGTCACCGCTCCGACCAAAAGCCTTTAACGCATCCTTGCCGCCATATATTGTTGGAGGAAATTTCCGTGCATTAGGGAAGCGCTTGTCGATGTCTTTAGTGTCAAAATGGTTGCCCTTACCAAAAAACCGCCAACCCCATTTTCTGAGGTCGTTCATCTTGAGCGTATTCCAGCCAGAATATTTTTCTATTCCCATATTAAATATCTCACCGGCTAAACCCCGAAAATGTTTAGGGCGCGCTCAAGGGGCATTGGAATATATACCAAGTCACCAAGCTTCAAATGTGCCTCTGTGGGGGTTTGATTATACCACGCTATTACCCACCAATACTTTGGATTTTTATAATAGTCACCGGCAATTTTATAAAATCGATCTCCAACGGTCCAAATATGTTGAATCGTGTTCAAAGTTGCTATCTCACTAACTTCCGGATAGTTAATTATAGACGTCCCGTAGTGCCTTATTAAATTAACTCCCCTCTCTTTAAAAAAGTTTTTATAGTGAGGATTTTGATTTTTAAAGATAATTCTGTCGTCGTAACGCGAAGTCATATTTAGTCAAGCCCCAGTAATTCACGTCGAAGGTCTTGACGGCTAGCTCTTTGTTCACGGCGCCGAGAGCGCAATTCTCCCATATTTTCACGAAAAGCCTCGCGGGGAATCTCGCCGGCTCTGCGCTGTTCTCGAAGGTTCCGGCGGTTTTCTTGATTGGCGCGTCGATCGGCGCCCCTTTGAGCGGCTAAGGCTTGGCGCGTATTGGCAGCAGCAGCGCGTTGTTCGGCCGGAGAGGGGGTTCGCGTATTATTTTCGGGACATCCAGCATTATAGTTCCAACCTTGATTTCTCTGGAGTGACTGCCGAGTGGCCCGGCGTTGGGGTGAGCCTGGTCTTCCGGCCTGCTGCAAAATGTTTTGATTCGCTGCCTGCTCTTCTCTCATTAATCGTTCTGTTCGGNCGGCTTCTGAANTATTAATTGCCGAGTCCGGAATCCACGGACCATCGGCGCAGGGAAGCTGGGTTCCATCGACAGGGGCAGATATTTCCTCGCCGGCGCCGTGGGGAAAATAAGTGTCGCCGCCTTCATCGCCGCCAAAAATATAGCCACCATTCCCAGCACTCCAGCCCATCAAGTGGGTGTGTATAACATTAAAAGTGACATTAAGTTTAAGTTGTTGGGGATAGAGATGCAATTGACCCTCAGGACTATTAATAAAAAGACCAGCTTCGAAAGTAGGGGTGTACGTCATACCACTAATATATCCAACAACTCCGCGGTCTTGATAATATCCAGAAGCAATAAGGTTTGTCCACTGTATTTCCATCAATGGAGACGACTTAAGGGTATTCGCAAAAGTTTCACCAGATTCTGTATATACTGGGTATAAAAAACGTATCAACTTGTCCATTTTAGCAGTATTGTTTACTGCCTCTGGTTTGTTTGCCGCAACTACATCGAGGGCAAGCGTAATAGTTCTTCGTGTGTTTTGAAAAGTTACCAAGGGGTCCATTCGCCCATATGCAGTTTCCTCGTTCCATGAAGACTGGAAAGCGTCGGAAAAATCAGTTACCCACGCATTAAATGCAACACTTTGCCCCGTTGCAATATGTTTAAATTTAACCTTCCAGAGCGGATTTCCTGGATCGGCTATAAGGCCCGGATTTCCAGTTTCTCTTTGGTCTATTTGTGGTCCTGCCATAATGTTACCCTTAGAATATATAGTTAAATTTTAAAATTAAGTATAGCCCATCAAAAGCTTTCTTCTAAGTTCTGGACTGTCCAAGGATTCGCCAACTACTCTGGCGAATTCGCGGCCTTCGACTTGTAGAATAATAGGCCCACTGCTGCCTCCCGTCGCGGGTGTGCGCTGCATGGCATCCAGTTTGCTGTTCAGGCCCTCTATGGCCCGTACAAGCCGTTCTGTGGTGCCTGCTGGCGTTACACGAGAGCCTGTAGGGGCCTCTATGAGTTCAGGTCCATGTTCTCCTACAACCCCCAGAGAGCCTCCTCGCTTTTGCTTCCACATTGCATGCGCGAGAGCAAGTCCACCACCCAAAAGCACTTTATGGACTCCGGGTAACGTTTCATACTTCATAAAGAGTTGGTCAGTCCTGGTCATAACACCACCCTGAGCGAAGCCAGGTACGTTGTTTTCGGCCGCGGCGCCTACAATGTCCATTCGTGCCGCGGAGGCCCGGCCGGCGCCGGCCGTCTGGGCACTTTCTACTTTTTCTTTTGCCATCGTGCCCAATTTCTCTGCGCCGCCGGCAGCATATTTCATTGCCATACCAACACCCAACATTTTGAGGCCGGTCATTATCATAGGAACGCCGAAGACAGCCCCAGCGCCAGTAAATAGAAGCATTACGCCGGCAATAATGGCTAGCGCCCCGACGACGGTCAAAAACTTTTGTACTTGATTATATAGTCTTCCCAATACTTCTGTAAACTTTTCACCACCTCCTGCCATATCTCTTAATCCGTAGATTATTGGAAGAATTATGTCTTCAATAAACGGGCGCATATTGATAAGCGCTGCATTAAATGCTGCTTTTAGTTGATCAATTATTGTTTGTGCCTTTGCAGCCTGTTCGGCTAGTCGCTCTTGTGCAAGGGCTTGCTTCTCAAAAACAGCCTGTGATTGACCAAACATTCTTCTTGCGGTATCAACGTCGGTGCCCATAGCTGATGCAATTGCCATTTGTTCATATCTGCCTAGCTGATCAAATTGTAAGCCGGCCTGATCAGTTAATCGTTGCAAGATTTCAATGCGTTCTTCGTCGGTTGCGTTTAACATGTCAATTGAATTCAAGTACGGGCCACCCAAAATAGCGTTTAAGCGACCTACCGCTTTACCGGCGCCTTCAAATGTATCAAACTGCGCAGTAAAGCCCAGCAATTTATTAATTTCAATGCCTGTTTTCTTAGCTTGCTCTGCAAGGCCAGTAAAAACGTCCATCATTTGGCCACCATACTTGGTAAGTTGCGGCGCTGACGCGGCAAAATCGGCAGCCAACTGTCCAGCAGGTAGCCCGATTGCATCAGATGTGGCTTTAATATCCCGTAGAAGCTCTTCTGATTGAGCTACGTTGAGGCCCAAAGATCTGGTTGCAACGTCTAATATTTTAGCCGATGTTTCTGCTGAAACTCCAAGTTCTGCTAGCAACGAAACCGTCTTAATGAGATTTTTAGCCTCAGCTTTGTTTATTTGGGTAAAATCTGAGAATCCTTGGTATAAGGCAGTTGCAGCTTTGCCTGCCTCGGCTGCGTCGACCCCGTATAGGGCAACATCCCTTTGGGCATCTGTTATGGCTCGGCTAAATTCCATGCCAGCGCCGGTCGCCTTCATGAATCCGGAAACTGCTTCGTCTTGTGCAAGGGCTAATTTTACCATCGCCCTAACAAAACCGACGGCGCCGGCCATGAGAAGCTCTCCAACTTTCAAGACCTGAGCACCCAAGTTCTTAAATGAAAATATGGACTTAAGGGCGCCCTGAGTAAGGGCTTTGAGAGCGGTCAACATACCCTTGGGACCCCCGCCGGCTGCCTTAGCGGCTTCGTCGAGTTTTTCAGCAAAGTTCATCAAACCATTGTTCATGCCAAACATCGTTTCGGCAAAGCCCTTGCCGGCAGCATTCATCTCTTGCAGACTCGCGGAGAGTTTTTTATTGTCTTTTATTGTCTTTTCTGTGGCCTCTATGAGATTATGGTGGCCCTGGCGCATGTCCTCAAGGGATGCTGCCTGGGCGTCGTAGTCAGCCTGAGTCGCTGTACCGGCCGCTAGTTGTTTTCTTGTAACTTCTAATCTCTGCTCTTCCAGTTGAATTTCATCATTGAGTAGCTTAATATAGGCTTGCTGCATTTCTACTTCGGCGTCGACGACTTTATACATGGCCTCTCGTTGATCTTTCAGGTCGCCAACGGCGCCATGCAGTTTGGATAATTTGGACTCAGTGGCGTCAAGTGTATCTTGATACCTTTGTTCCGCCGCCTGGGCGGCCAAAACAGCTTGTTCGTCTCGGGGGCCTGCCATGGTTTAAACCTAGTTTTTAAACGGCCACCTAAGTCCCGTTTCAACTTCAAACGTTTCAACCGCTCTATTTAATTTATGCCGAGAGTTTAAAGTTTTCTCGTCACTAACCCCGTGCTCCATGTAGGTGATCATATAATCCTTCTCACCTCTAAGTGCTGAAGTAAAGGCGTCAACCTGAGCAGGGGTTCCGGAAATTTTTACTTGAGGATCTGTACCGGACCTTTGATTTTCTTTAACCTTTACGGGGATTGCAGTGTCGCCCATAATATAACTTAACAACATTTTTGTAAGACCGGCGAACGTGGAAAGAAAACTCTCGTTTAATATTTGCTTTTTGCCCACATTTAAACGTATTATTCTAGACTGCGATTCTGTTAACATATTAATTCCTCAGGTGACTATTATAATTAGTAAATTTATAACAAAACACATCAAGAACCGAGTTTATGCTTCTTTTCTGCGCCCTCTTGGGCTTCTTTTTGTTTTTCAAATTCTTTAATGATTCTTTTAACGAACCAATTTCTTAATTGAATTGGAAGATTATAAGCTTCAAAAAAACTCCAGCCGCCGTAGTGCTTTAAAGCAAACAGCTCCTCATAAACCATTTCTAAATAGTTATCGCTGAGGCCAAAAAAAGTCGGCGTTTAATGGAACGCCGACACCCCCCTCGTGCCCACACGTTTCGCATTCGAAATCCTGGGTTAAATCCACATCTGGACTTATCTTCTCATAAGTGTCCTTGATATATAATGAATCACGGAGTGGTAATATACTGATAAACTTATTAATCGAAACGACGTCGTCATGTCCGTCTGCGGAAATAACGAGCAATTTTAACAAATCAGTCGAAGTGGTCTCCTGCATTTTCTTCTTCTTACGTTTTTGACTACTATTAATATATTGCTGTTCGTGCCGGCCAGTCATTAGCCGAAGCTCCACAGTAATACCTGAAAGCGGAAGTTTCACAAAAAACGTGTTCTCTTCAGATTGCTCAACATTATCGGGAATTTCCGGATTACGAATCGTTAATTTCCCAAGATCAAAATCGGTATCCTGGGTCTCCTTGCAAGATGTACACCTAACCTTGGTTGTAAACTTCTCTCCGAAGCCGGTAATGCGTGCTGCAATAATTAATGCATTTTTATCACCTATTAAAAGATCATGTACAATAACCGACCGGTCAAGTATAAGAGACTGTAGTAGCCTATCAATAGCCACGCCCCTTCGGAGCAAACTTTCGGAAGTTAGTATATCTTCCTCTTTTGCCGTCATATGTCTTATTTCTAATGTAGTCTTTCCACATAAAGGATGACTTTCGGGATAAAACTCTCCACCGCTCGGAAGCTCAACAAACTCCGTGGGCACAACAAAAGAAAATATACTATCTTTTTCAGTTGTTGCTAAAGCAGGATGGGGAGAAGTATCGGGATTCGGGGCGCCCACCCGATCTTGATTTCTTCTTGAACTCACTTAACACCTCATTTCTATATTAAATTAACGGAGGAGAAGAATCATATGATGCCCAGTCATAACGAATGGTAATATCAACATTTAGAATATCATCTCCACTATAGTCTAGATTACCAAACTTTGCAGCAGTTATAAAGGAATTATTTAAAACCCATGTACCAACCGTTTGTCCTTCTCCGTCTAATTGACGGATAATAACATCTCCAATCGCATCATGGGCGTTTACCTTGTTAACAGTACCGACCGCCTGGTTGGCCCCCTGATAAGCATCATATTGCTCATTGGGAGCGAGATAGCCAGAAGCCGCCAAAGCGTTCATCAGTAGATCTTGACCATCAGGATCAATAGCATTAACTATCTGAACCGTCACTTCATCCCAGCTAACAGTGCCTGGGTAGTAATATGTATTTCCTAAAAATTTGTGCTCTGTTGAGGTAACCGCATAACCCGGAATTGTACAAGTTTTTGCCAAATACTGCTGATATGTTTTACCGTCCCCAGTGATCAGGGCAGAAAAATTAACCAAAAATCTATGTTGTCTCTTCGGCTCTGACGATGCTAGGTTCCAAAATGCCATTCTTCTTTATCTCCTCAAAATTAAATAGTGGGGTGATCGAAATCACCCCTTTTATTAATCAACAAACGATGCTCCTGTTCTAGTAATATTGAAATCAAGAGCAATAAACTCTATTGCACGCGTGGGCTTCAAGAAAATCTTTGCGTACAAAATGTTTCTATCAATCAAATCTGGAGTAGTCGTAGACTCATCAAGGACCATCAAATAATCAGAAAGCCCAAAGTTGGTCTTTACCTCATCCAGGAAGGGGTTAACCATGCCAACAAATCTATCCCACGTTTGCTGTACGTTGGGCTCAAATAATAGCTGGTTAGCCATTTGAGAGATTCTCTTTTTAACAAAAATTAACAATCTACGAACATTAATTCGACCGAGTGCAGACGGAGTTACTTGTAAAGTCTTCTGTCCAAAAATAACTATGCCCTCTGCGGGGAACTTAGCGATCGGATTAATATTTGCCTCATATAGGTTATCTCTTTCCTTCCGATTAAGCTGCTCGACTACGTTAACCACAGGCAATCCAGCTGCGCCTTCGGTCAAGCCACCTCGATTAAAGCCGGCTGGTGCAAACCATACCTGACTCTTCCTCTGGGAGCTTGAAAATGTTCCTAGTGCAGCAACAGACGGCGGCACCCAAACTAGGTTTCCATTAATGCTGTCTCTAATCTGAATCCAGGGATAATATGCGCATGCATAGCTAGAGTTAAGGCCCCTGCTGGTTAAATTATCAACCGTAGTGGTAACAGAACCCACTCTATCTGCAAAGCTTTCAGTATTCTCTGTATGTGCTTTATAATCACCCTTAAGATCAATAACGGCTAGGGCATCAGCACGATCCTCACATGTGGTAATTAAATGGTTTGTGGTGCCCTCGTGCCATACGCCAGGAACAGAAGCGAGATTCATATCAACCCGTTCGGGGTCAGCAACTGCATCAATTGCCCTCTTCACAGAATAGTTTGCATAATAATTAAACTCTGTAGTACTATCCTCTAGATCCGTATTGTTGAAGGGCTCTGGCTCTCGAATATTAAATCCATCGAAGCCGGCATTCAACGGTACCGTAAATCGATCGAAACCGTCAGTAAGTACTTGCTTCCAGGAGGAACTGAGTGCAGTCAGAGATAAATTAGACTTACGCGATCCAGAAACCCATGCAGCATTTTTCAGGTCTCCACTACCAACGAACTGTAGGTCGTCTAGCGAGAAGGCATCCCCAAGCTCGCAACCAGTTGCACTAGCATTATGCTGATCTGTCGTAATGCCACCTATAGGCCCCAAAAGGTCTAAATATGACTCATCAAATCTGGTGCTACCGGCTGTTCGTCCAACTTGGAATCCAAAATAAGCATCAGCGTAATTGCCGAGACCTCCATCCGAGGCACTTACTCTGTATACCGATGTTGGGAATTTAATTGAAGCAGAAAGTTCGGGGAATCCGGCGCCAATGTAAGAGCTGCTAGCACACCACGTGCCGCTCAGCATGAGCTGCTCAGGTCCACTCCCTCCGGTAAAAGCCGTCACATCAATGATGTCGACGCCTGATACACTAGCTAGCGCGCTAGTAATATTGCCCGCTGCGCCGGCGGTATCCATCGTCAGCGTAATTTGGGTATTGCTTGAGCCTTCGGCTGCAGTTACACCAATATCATAGCCAGCTTGACCATTTCCCGATGTTGCATAATTGACTTTGGAATCGGTAACTGCATTAATGGCGCTGATAATGAGAGCCGCTCTGGCTGCATCGGTAATGCCATCATCGGTGCCAATCATGATTTGATTTGCCCCGCCGGAGCCGCCGGTGGACTCACTAGCATCAAGTAAAATTGTAATAGCAGTGCCACCTAGGCCGCCTGCCGCCGTTGAGATCGATATTGTAAACGAAGCATCGTTGTATCGATCGGCCAGGAGACCAGTTGTATCAATGCAGTCTACTGCAGTTGCGGTACCAGTTCCCCCTACTCCTCCGTGCATAGAAGAACCGGGTGGAACATAAGCAGATGAGCTTACCCCCAACATTGTATTGAGCGGGTCCTGGACCACACCGCCGGGCTGAACGTCTGGAGCGGCGCCCGACAGGACAGCGTCGGCATATTTAACCATTCCTTGGAACCCAAAGGGCATATATTCCTTATAAGCTAAATTGCCATTATCCACATCTGTATTCACTTGTATGCGAATATAACGAGACCTATTATCATATTGTCCATATACTTGGTATCGGCGTTCGGAATCGTCCCAGGTGGAATAACGATCTCCTACAACTCGGCCGACGTAATTTAGTGAATCGGGATTTAAATTGCAATTTTCAAATTGCTCTACAACTTGCACTACATTATCCGAGTCTTCTAATTTTCTCACAATAACCGTGAAAGACCCAAATCCATCAAAGTCGTTTGTAGATGCCTTAACGTCCTCGATCGAAATCTTAAGATTTCTACTTGTCCAAGCTCCGGGCTCATCAAGTGCGTGAAATTTAAACAGCTTTTGCATGTTGTTGGGATTGAAACTGCCATAATCGGTGCTAATATCTTGAGCAATAACCCATGGGGTTTGCGCATTTTGTAGGGGCATTCGAAAATCACCGGCTTGAGTTCCTGTATACTTAGCATTAACAAGCGGTAGAATGGCGCCATAAAGGACGGTGGCATTCGTAATAGTATTCTTGAGGTGTCGGTCAAATGTTTCACCTAGCCAATATTTATAGGGTGTTTCCGTAGTCTGCGCATTCGATAGCTGCGGATTGGTGTTAAACACCTTTCTAATATATCTTGGAGAATCAGTATTAAAGTTAAATGAGGAAGTGATAGTTTGAGTGCCCTTGGCATTGGCGATCGCCAACTTGAATTCATAATCGGTCGCGGACGACTCAACCATAATACACGGTGCACAGACACCCTGCTGAGAAGACGTCGCGGCCAAAGCGCCCGAAAGGGCAAAACTAGATGAGTTCGAGTCCGCGGGAGAAGAATCAGCATAAAATATAGCCGCTAAAGCACCGGTGGTGTAGAGTCGTGTACTATGACCGGACGGCGTGACCATATTGCNGGTAGAAGCCGAATCGAAAACGAAGAGGCCATAGGCGCCCTCGCCCGAGGTACTATTTGCGGAGCTAACACGCCAACCAGCAGTGCCGCCTAGGTTGCCAGGACCACCGGTAGAGGTCTTGGTGGCAGATTGAGCACCCATAAGACGCACAAAGGTCAGAGGAGCGCTGTTTCTTAAATAGGCCTGGGATGCGTACATGCCGTAAGTCGGTCCTACGGTATTTCCATCTCTCCAAACGTCTGCACCGGAACCACCGGGGACGGGGGAACCGAAAATATTAACAAACTCCGAAAAGGAACTAACTGTTACTGGCCGTAGTCCGGGACCGCTTGGCGACCGACCAATTACTACGGGTCCAATTCCTGCAGGGGAGGCAGGTAGTTGAGAATTATCAATTTCATTGATAAAAACTCCTGGGGAAACAAATCTAAACTTCTTAACCGCCATGCTGGTTGCTCTCCTTATAACATGTTATCAATAACTTGAGTTATTTTATCATTACTAAATAGTACAAGATGAAGCCAAAGGTCTTATTCTCTATAAAATCCTCTGCTATCAATATCTTCGTGGGGGTCCCCCATTATAACGTGCTCTCTGGCAAAACGAAATTCAACAGCATTTTGACGCTTTACTATCTTTGGACGTTCCTGGTTGGGCCCTTCGCCAATTAAATATCCCAACACATTTGCGGTTATAGTGGTTTCATAATTCCGTTGTGCCATCTCCATATTACCCGTGTTGCTATTGTTGGCGTACGAGGCATCAATAAATACCTCAAATTTGTGATTATCTTTTTCAATGCGAGGCGGCATTGTACTATTGCCCGAAATAGTAACCCATGGCTGAACAAGATCGTTCATTTGCTGTTGATACTCCGTCCTCAGACTAACCTCGTACGATACCGTCACCCACGTAGGCAAAGGTATGGTGATAGTCTCAAAAACATTTTTACCTGCCTTCATGTTTCGTTTATTCGTTGCATGCATCGAAGAGTTAACGCGACCATTACTAAATTTTCTGCCGGCCAAGTTATTTTGGAACTGGGAGGTTTTTTTCTGGTTGAGTTGTCTGGCAATCGTAATCGTGCCCCCCTTTTCGTCGTTAACGGGCATAATATTCGCCCACGGAAGGCCCCTCTTCGCAGCATCTTTAACAACGCTTTTTCGCTCTATAACCATAAGAGGCAAAATAAGGCCATCATCAGAATCTCTTAACTCTTTATCGTTCTTAAGCTGAAAAGCTCGTTCTGTGGACGCCCAAATAATAGGCACTTTCTTAAATCCTTCGTTGGTGGTCGTTGACAGATTTAAAACTTCATTAACAAAATCATAAAAAGCATAATCAATTGTCTCCAAAGTTGATGGCTGCATTATTATTTCATGAACTTTTGCTTCAGTCTCAGCACTGTTCATATAGTCAAAGCGATCAGCATGCTTGTTTTGTAATTGTCTTTGCGTTTTTCTAGTTACCATCGTTTAAACCTCGAAAAGTGCCGCGGCGAGCACGAACACAATCAGCCGATATTTGAAACTTATAATCCACCTGGCCAAAATAATAGCGAGTATCATTATATGTTTTTGTTATCTCGTATAATTTGTCGCCGTATTGTACAAAATCACCCGTGCGCACGTAGAGATCCTGGTCTTCTACCAGGCGCCGGCGATGAAAATGAATATTTAAACTGTTAAGATAATCATAACTATATTTATCATTTGTTTGATTGTTTTCAACAACAACGTATGCATAAACACGCACAGGGGATAAAAATGTTTTATTAATCGCCTCTCCATAAAGAGAATGAAAATTGGTAGCACCCAAATCAATAGGATAGTACAAGACTGTTTGGCCAACAACCCTCTCAACCAATTCGTCATTTACCTGTTTCACCAAATCGCGCTCTTTCTTCCCAAAAAACATGGGAGGAGGCGGCTGCGCAGGCTGATTCCATTTATTGTCCGGGTTGCTCATTTTTCTATCCTACATAGATGCCAGTAGGTATATCGCCCAATACTTTTTCGCTACTATCTCCCAATGCAGCATCGGTTTCTGCCAATTTGGCATAAGTCATCTCATCGAGAGTTGTCTTAAGTTCCTCTCTGAGGGCGTCTTGTTCTGCTTTGGCCTGGGCTAGTAATTCACTGTGGTTCAGGGTAACAGATTCGCCCGGGATCGGAATAGTACTAAATTTGCCCCTAATTTGTCCCAACATCTCTTTACTCAACGATAAAGCAAATCGACGTATCCATTGCTTTCCTATGGAGTTAATGCTGTCATACGATATGTTTTGAAAGGGAAGGGTGTTCATATTATTAATACCCTTTACCCCCACAAGTCGATCCCCGTCGGAGTCTTCCCATGGATCAACATCTACTGTAAACTGAAACCAAAATTTATCTGGACTATTGTCGGTGGGCGTGGGGTGAAGCCTCAGCATATTATTTTTAAGCTCATACGTCCAGTGAGATACCCTTACGTTTAAAGCGTCTTCGTAGGCCATAGATTGCAACTTATTCTGCCAAGTTGGAACTATATCAAAAGTTGAATCGTCGGCATATTGCCCGTATGTCCTGAGGTTTCCAACTGCACTAAAACCCCCGTAATAACCATAAAAACGCCACATTGCATTTGGTGTTTTATAATATACTCTCCGAATTGTAATTTTTTTGTTACCCACTTTCCCATAATAAAATGCATCCGTGTCAGAGCCAGCCGACTCTGAAATAATTGTTTGTAAGTCATAATCAGACTTATTGTTCACTGTCGCTAAAGATCCAGAATAAATATATTCGGTGCCTCCAATATTAGATTCAGTCGCGACCCGCTGACTTACTCTTCTGGCGTGTCCATAATCATATTTTGGATATCTTAATTCTATTTTTGAGCCCGATAACGTATGACCATCCTCAATTTGTCCATCCTGATCGAAAGAAGCTGTCGTGTGTCCTAAAAAGCTTGAAAGTGAGTTCTTTGCTTGATGAACGTTAAGAATATAAGAATATTCTAAACAAGCCTCTTCATATGCCGCATATACATTGCCCGGCGTTAACTCAATATCTAATACATCCCCTCCTAATTTTTTATAAGTATAAGCAACCTGATCGGAGGCGCCTGCTTGAAATGCAGCGCTCTCATAAATACCAAAGGGAAGGGACGCGGCCACCAATGATGCACTACCGGTGGACGTTAATATATTAGAATTACTCGTAGATGAAGGACTAAGTGTAGGAAGGGCCATGTATATACCTCAAAAAGATTTCTACTATAAATAGAAAGCCCCACCTCAAAGAGGCGGGGCTTTCTTTATTTTTGACCTTCGTCAGAAATTAAACTAGATCGCGAACGACAACTAGTCC